ATTATAGTTTCCTAATTAAATCAGAGGCTTCTTTTAAACCTGCTTTATCTAATTGATTATTAATTGTAATCCTATCAGATTTTATAGCATTTTGCATATATTGTTCAATAACTTTCTCAATATTGTTTTTAAAGTCATTTATCTGTTTTTTAACATTTTCTGGAGCATCTTCGCTTACAACTATTATTCTTTCAATACACCTCTTCGCCCAAAAATCAACTGGATGGCCACCCTCATTTGTTGTATAAACTTCAATTATCCCTAGCTCGGGTCCAGCTTTATAACTCATTACCATTTGTTAGGTTCTCCTACTTTATTTTTTTTAAGGTGACTATCATGTTTGTCAATTAAAACAGGCTCTTGATGCATTTTTTTTATATCTAAATCACTTAATTTTTTTACTTGAACAGAATTTTCGTTTTGCAAGATTATTAAAGGATCTGCAAGCCTATGATAACCGTATAGTTTTTGCTCTGCTGGTACGTCTGTATCAAGAAGGCCGCTGCTATGAGCAACTTCTATTTGCATTCCTTCAGAAATACATTTTGATAACCAAAATTCGCAACAGGCTCTGCCTGCTTCTGCAAAATGCAAATTACCCTTGTAAGAAAAATCTATACCAAATAATTTTAAATTTGCTACCTCATTCCAACAAGCAAAAGCTATTGCATAAGCAACCGTATTATTTAAATAATAACAGTTCGTTTGCTCTACTATTTCTTTTATAGGGTAGTCAACAAGACCAGGGCAACGATCATCTAATTCACATGTGTAAATAGGCCCTTGATGCTCAGTTAAAAGTTTTGACATGCTGTTCGTTTGACCGCCTGCATCATCAGTATCTAAAAACCTGGACGCTGGATCCATCATAAATACTCTATCGTGATAAATAACAGATGCAACTGCGTTGATAGCCCACACCTCATCAAAGTGTGATCCATGAGATTTTGCTAAGTTGTAATCAAACCAACTTTTTCCCATACCCACAATAGCTACAGTTTTGCCTTTAAGGGCTTTTATTTTCTTCATTTTCTCTCCTTTTTTTACGAAACAGAAGTTCGTAAAGAATCGTAACGATATTCGTCTCTTCTTCCTCTGGCCTCTGCTTGGTTTTTTAATCTTAAAATATCTAAATTAAATCTTTTTTCATAAAGATTCATCATATCAGCATCACCCTTCATAAAAGTGTAAGCCTCAACTAAACATCCATATAACAAAGCATTTCTTGCATTTTGCGAAATCCACGTACCAGATGTTTGACTTGTTAAACTACTAGGATCATATAGATAATGTAATTCAACGTTGTAATTTGCGTCTGGAACGGGAGACACTATTAAAGTCGATCCATTACTAGGGCCAGTAGAAAGTTCTTTATCAAAGTCTGCGTAATACAAAGGCCTGCCTCTTTCTGAGGTAGCCGTTGGATCTGGAGAATATTCTCGCATAAAACTAGGATGTTTTTTATTTAAATAATGATAATCACCATTAGCATCTATTACAGCTAAAGAAAAACTTAATTGAAAATCTGATGGAGCTGTAAGATATGTATTTCCAGTTGTTAAATTACCAGTCACATTTTTTCTAAAAAAATCTAATTGTATTAAGTCAAAAATTCTTTCTTCAGTATTTATTATAAAATCATCTAAAGTTGCAACAAAAGTAGTCTCACTATTTTGTACATAGTTTTGTATTAGAGTTTTTAATTCAGCTAATGTCATGATGTGGTAATTGTAACGCTTCCTAATGATGATGTCATTTTAGAAATTACAAAGTTTGTTGGTAGCGTTGAAGGATTCATAAAATCATCTTGATAAATACTAGAACTGGTAACTACCACAAAGCCTTCTCCAGCCTCCTGATCATTATTTGGTCTTGGTTTATATAAAGCTTCAGGATCTGAAACATGTGACTCTGGCTCTAATTGAGGATGTTTTGGCTCATAACATTCAGAACAAACCTTAAAACCTGTCCACTCTTCTTTTAATTCACTAAGTTTATATTCAAAAGAACATCTATCACATAGTGCTATTGCAAATTTGCCAAGTGCGTAAGCCATTTTAATTCATCCTAATACTTGGTCGTATTCTAAAAGAGGCCCTGTCTTCATCTTGATCGGCAGCTCTTCTAAATTCTTCTTCATACAAAGCTTTTAATTGAGGTGTTAATTGTGGTGCTTTTTTTAAAGACAGATAATAAGACAATCCTGCTACAAAACAAGGATAAAACCTAAAAGGCATGTCCATAGTATTCGTTGCAGCATCTGCATCATCCATTCTAATAATTTTGTTAAATACTAAAATATCGGTAGAGTTTTCTGGGGTTGGCCATACTTTTAAAACAGGAGCAATTGTCTTATCTAAAAAGTATTGAGACGGTCTAGCTTGAGTTTCTTTGTTTGGTATATTTAAATATGCAGATCTACCAACCCTACTGATAGAAATGTCTGTTTGAACATTATTAACCGTTCTCCTAACTACCAAATCTAAAATATCTATTACGTTTGAATTTAAGGTGTAGTTAGCTGTTCCTTGAGTAACCGTTTGAGTATCTTGTTGAATTGTCCATTGATTTAAGCCTCTGTTAGCCCATTCTGCAAGCATTAAATTAACGCTTCTTATTGCAGTTTTTAAATCATATCCTGTCCTTAATTCAAGGCCACAACGTTCGTAAGCTTCTTCAATAAACTCTGTTACGTTTGGTTCAAAATCTGTACTGCTTGATGTTGTCATCTATTTTTCATATAAATTATTAAATGTGATTGATGGATCTAAATAACTTTCATGACCCTCAGCAGAATGCGCCCATTGTGACGGCTTAAAATCTGGAGGTCCTTCGCCCGTAACCCACAACGCAGGACTTGTTGCCCTTACTCTGTTATTTGGCAAAGCAATCAAGTTACCTTTCCATTCACAATCCTCAGTTATATATAATACATGAGATTGTTTGTGTTGTGCAGGGTCATCTGCAATTTCATTATTAGTGTAATCAACCGTAAACAAATATTTTGCTTTATAAAATTCAGATCCTATCTTTGCAATCCAAGGAGAAGAGCTAACTCTGTCCATTATTACAAGAGAATGATCTCTTGATTCGCAGTCCCAGGGCTGCACCAAATGGTTTTCCATCGGTTTTGGGAAGTCTTCCATAGGAATATCTGCAACAAGTCCTTGTATGGGCATTCTGGCCCACATAGCGCCCCCGTGGATGTTTCCTTCGTCCCAGTCATGACAATTAGCCTCTTCCCCAGTAAATACAACTTGGAAACTTAGAGATCTATCTGGGATGGTGTTTACGGCTATTGCAAGCGCATGTATGTACTCATCTTGGTACTTTTCGTGATTATGAGTAAACTCTCTCCTAACCCAACATTTAAAATGTGGGATATTACTTATCAGATGCGGCACTAATTAACTTTGATCAGCCCTTCTTCTGTTTGCATTTCCTGCGACTATAGATCCACCTTTAGCCTTCTTCATCATGCTTCCACCCTTAGACTTTTTCATCATGCTTCCACCCTTAGACTTTTTCATCATGCTTCCACTCTTAGACTTTTTCTTTATGCTGCTTTTTTTTGTATGCTTCATTATTTTTACCTTTAACTTATTGTAGTTACTTTTCTTTTATTGTTCATAACAGCTCCACAACCTTTAGCTATAAAACCACCAGTTCCAAGTTTAACACGATTTTGTTTTTTTATAGAATTTTCAATTGCTTTTCCTCTTTTTTTTTCATAAGAAGTTTGCACTCCATCATCTATTCCAAATTTACTCATAGGTCCTCCTGTAGACTTTTTTTGCCAACTAATTCTAGCTGGTCCTGTTTTTTTATTTTTAGCATCATTACATTCTGCTTTAGTTGGTCTGCAAGCAGGGTATTTTTTTCTTTTTTCGCCTTTTTTTCGACCACAAGGTTTACCCGTATTATAATCTACCCAGCCTGTATCTTTATTACGTGAAAACCATTTGTTTAAAGAGTCGCTAGACATTATCTTTTTCTGTTGCTCATAATGCACCCTTGGCCTTTAACAGGACCACCAGTTGCTTTTTTAACTTTACTTTTGTTGCCCCAGTTAGCCGCACCTACTTTACGACACTTAACTAAAGCTCCACTAGCATATGCTGAAGGCCAAACCTTATATCTAGATTTTACTTTGCTATAACAAGCATCTTTTTTTCCAGCCATTACTTTCTCTTAGATTTTGCTCCAGCACATTTCCATCTTTTTCTTGATAGATTGTTTGGAGTGTTAGGGTCGTTTTGTTTTTTCTTAGATAGTCTTTTCTTTATACCAAGACTTCTTGCGCAATAAGAGTCACCCTTAGATGTACCTGGCTTAACTCTTGGGCCACCGCCTGTAGCGCTACCAGCTTGGCCGTAGCTAACTCTTTTACCAGAGGCGGTTACTTTTACTTTTGCTTTACCCTTTCTTGGCGTTGCCATTTAAGAATTAAATATACTAACTCTGTCGATATTACTCAATACAACGTGAATACCATCTTCAAACAAGACTCCAGAATCTGGAATATTTAAAGTTTCAGTATCGTTTGCGTTGCAAGGGGCAATTAATAAAGTGTCTCCAGTAATAGAACCATTTCTAAAAGTAACGGTCCCATCACTTGCTCCACCCGCCATAATGTAGCCTCTAAGTCTTGCTCGACCAGCTTGTAAGACCACTCCGCCTGTAGCGGCGGAAACGGTCGTAGCTGTTTTTACATCTGAACCTACAATTCTACCTGCCATATTAAGCTCCTAATTAAGCGTTAGCGAATGGAGTAACTAAAGTTCCTGAACCTAAAATAATACCTTCTACGGCATATTTAGCAGTAGCCATAGCAGTACATTTTACAATACTGCCTACCAATCCACCTTGGGTTGTTCCGTTCATGGTAATAACATCGTTAGTTGCTCCTGAGATAAAAGTTTTACCTGTTGCATCATCTACGCCTGTATATA